TTGCTCTTCAGGCACATGAAAGAGATATTACTTTCAATAAGATGGTGGGGCTCATATTGAAAGATGGTTTGGGTAAAACAGAATATAGATTTGAGCATGATAATAAACCTCAACTTCTTAATGAGGATAAGTGATACAATTTGAAACTATTCGTTGGAAGAACTTTTTAAGTACTGGCAACGTTTTTACTGAAGTAGCACTTAACAAAAATTCAAATACTCTGATAATTGGTGACAATGGTGCGGGTAAGTCTACTATACTAGATGCTTTAACTTTTGGATTATTTGGTAGACCATTTAGGTCAGTCAATAAGGCACAACTTATCAATTCCATAAATCAAGGTGGAACTGTTGTAGAAATTGAATTTAGTATCGGTAGTAAAAAATATATAGTAAAAAGAGGTATAAAGAAGAACTTTTTTCAAATATATTTGGATGGTTCTCTTTTAAATCAAGATGCAGCTATTAGAGATTATCAAGAATTCCTTGAGAAAACTGTTCTAAAATTAAATTATAAGTCTTTCACTCAGATTGTTCTTTTGGGTAGTTCTTCTTTCATTCCCTTTATGCAACTCAAAACTTCTGATCGTAGAGCTATCATTGAGGATCTTCTTGACATTGAAATTTTTTCTGTAATGAATCAACTTCTCAAAAGTAAAGTTGTTATTAACAAGGATAATACAGGAACGGTTGATATTTCACTTGGATTGGCTAGAGGGGAAGAGAAATCGACTAAACATTTAATTGAAAAGCTTAAAGAAAATAAAACTTCTCAAATTAAAAAAAATAAAAAAGACATAAAAGAACATGAAGATTATCTGGAAGATTATAAAAAGAAAAATACAGGAATTGATCAAGAAATTGAAAAATTTCATATATCTATATCTGATGAACCTAAAGTAAGAGAAGAAGTCAAATCATTACTTACTTATAAGAGCGATATTGAAAGAGGTATTCTTCAATCTGAAGAAGACATAGAGTTTTACGAAAATAACAAAGAGTGTAATGTATGTCGGCAAGATATACCAGAGGATTTTCGTGAAAAAATGATTGAACTTTTTCATGGTAAGATGCACCAGATGAGCAGTGGAGTAGTTAAGTTGGGTGAAAAACTTAGTGAAATGAAACACAGAACTGATGATATTGATAAAGTTCTTGGAAAAATACAAGGGTTTAAAAATGATATAATAAAAAATCAAAACAGTATACAAGTATGTACTCAATACATCAATAAGGTTTCTAATCAGAATGATGAAATATCACAAATGATAGATGATATAGATATTAAGAAATCTACACTTGAAAGTATAAAAGAAAATATTGAGACATATACTGAAGAGAGGGAAAAGCTATCAAAAGAAAAACATCTGTATGAACTAGCAACAACTCTTCTTAAAGATACAGGAATCAAGACTCGTATTATTAAACAGTATCTTCCAATTATCAATAAACTGATAAATAAATATTTGTCAGCGATGGATTTTTACATCACATTTGAACTTGATGAAAATTTTAATGAAACTATAAAATCAAGACATCGCGACGAATTTACTTATGCCTCTTTTAGTGAAGGGGAAAAAATGAGAATAGATCTTGCTCTTCTTTTCACTTGGAGAGCTGTCGCTAAACTCAAGAATAGTGTAAATACCAATTTATTAGTACTTGATGAAGTGTTTGATAGTTCACTAGATGCTTCGGGTACAGATGAATTTTTGAAAATACTTTATGATTTAACACATGGTACTTCTTCAAACATAAACGTATTTGTTATAAGTCATAAAGGTGAAGTACTATATGATAAATTTGAAAAAACGGTGAAGTTTCAAAAACAAAAAAACTTTTCAACATTGGCTGCATAATGTCTGATATAATAACTGTTGGTGGTGACTTTACACCCAAAACCAAATATGAATTTAAAGGTGCGGATGGTGATCTAACCCTTAGAAAATTAGATTTACTTCCAGAAGATCATCCAGTTTTACATCAAGAACCCCTCACTTGGATTTTTGATCCACCACAAGCAGACCCCAAACTTATGTACGAAATAATGCTTGAAAATATGGTGTATCATCATGGACTAGGACTATCTGCCAATCAGATAGGAATGCCAGTAAAGGTTTTTGCAATGAGAATAGATGAGAGTGACAATGCAATAGTGTGTTTTAATCCAGAAATAGTAAAAGAATCAGAAGAAATGGTAAAGATGACTGAAGGTTGTTTAAGTTTTCCATCGTTGTATCTGAATAAAAGAAGACCTAAAGAAGTATCTGTTAAGTATCAGAATGCAGATGGAGATTTTATTTATGCTCATTTTGAGGGTTTAGCCGCAAGAGTTTTCCATCATGAAATGGATCACATGATGGGTAAAACTTTTTTGGATGGAGTTAGTAAAATTTTATTACAATCAGCTAGAAGAAAACAAAAAACATTAATAAGAAAGGCGAAAAAAGATGGAAGAAGAACTCCATATTGAAAAACATGGTTCTTTACGAAAATCAAAACGATTGGTTAATAAACGTGAAAGACTTCAAATAAAGAAATATTTAAAGGGAGATTCACCAGAAGATTTTATTGATGAAAATGATGACGCCGATGATATAGAATATGAAGAAATATCATATAAAAATTAAAGACAAAGTAGTTCATAGAACAGATGATATGAAGAAAGCATTGCAAGTAATTGCTAAGATATTTCGTGATGGTCATGGAGAAGTGTCTCTTCATGGTGGTAGATTGGGAAAGTGGTGGAATAAATAATATGATAAAAATAGAGAAAGGCAATTACCATGCCATTATATGATTTTAAATGTGAAAAGTGTGATTACATTGAAGAAGTACTTACATCTTCAACAGGAAGTTCTGAGATAATTTTAACGTGTCCAGAATGTGAGGAAGAAGCTATGAAAAGGCAGGTAGGTCTTAGTAGTTTTCAATTAAAAGGTGGTGGTTGGTATAAAGATGGTTATACCAAAAAACCAGAATAATATATATGAAATAGAGATGCTGGTACTAGGTATAGCGCAGATGACTACTGACTAACTCCTAGCCGACAAGATTAGTCTCTTGTTTAATAGAACTTACGGTGGTAAGTACAGCCAAGAAACATTTTCTTTATATTTTGAAAATGTAAGTAAGTTTGGATTTGCATCTCTACTTATCCAAAAAATGAAATGTTTGATAATCATAAATACTTTTGTTAAACTTTAAGTTGTAACCTTAATCATAAGGAGTTCCCCCAATGTCCTTTAGCGTACAGTTACCCACTTATCAAGTAGAAACTAAAACTGATGTTACACTATATCCATCCCACACAGAAGCAAACAATCATTATCAAAAATTTGTAGATAACAATGTTCCTTGTGAATTATACGAGGATGGAAAATTACAAAAGGAATTTAAACCCAATTAAAAGATTTTATTATGAAAAGTGAAAATGAAGCAGGGAAGCTGCTCTTTCAGTATGAAGAAGATAAAACTTTAGCAGAAGTGATGGAGTATATCGCAGGAACTTACTCTGAACATTATGGCGACCAAAAATTTCAGATTCAGGACGTATTTGAGCAAATGGATATTGCTGAAGAATTCGTTAGAGGTGCCGCGATGAAATATCTGTTTCGTTTCGGAAAGAAAAATGGGAAAGATCGGAAGGATCTTTTAAAGTGCATACATTATGTATGTTTATTATATCACTATTCATTTAAAGCCGGAAGGGCAGAAAAATGAGAATCATTGAAGACACTAAGCTCGATTTTGCTGATGTGCTCATCTCTCCAAAGAGATCACAACTTACCTCGCGTAAAGACGCAGACCTTACCAGAACATTTACATTCAAACACTCACGCCATCAATGGAGTGGTATTCCTATAATTGCATCCAATATGGATCACACAGGCACTATCGCCATGTGCCATGTTCTTATGGAATACCCTATGCTTACAGCCTTATGTAAGTTTGTCGAATCTACAGAGTGGGGATGGAACAAGAACATAATAAGAACAATTGGATTAGATCAAAATCTAGACAATTTGCCCTATGATTCTGACACAGCGCCATGGATATGTCTTGATGTGGCGAATGGATATACAGAACGATTTAATGATTATGTTGCATTGATGAGAGAACACGAAGCAACCAAAGGAAAAATAATCATAGCAGGAAATGTATGTACACCAGAAGCCACGGAGCAGATACTCCTTGCTGGTGCAGATATTGTGAAAATTGGTATTGGGCCGGGAAGCGTATGTACGACACGCAAAATGACTGGCGTAGGATATCCACAACTTTCGGCAACGATAGAGTGTGCCGATGCGGCTCATGGTCTAGGAGGACATATTATCACAGATGGTGGTTGCACTGTGGTAGGAGACATAGCAAAGAGCTTTGGTGCTGGTGCAGATTTTGTGATGTTAGGAGGAATGTTAGCAGGTCATTGGGAATGTGCATGGGATGATGAAGAGGAAGATCCAGAAGTTACAGGTACAATGACATTTTACGGTATGTCTTCTGAAGAAGCTCAAATTAAATATTACGGAGAAAAACAATCTCATCGTGCATCAGAAGGAAAGAAAGTTCAAGTACCCTATAAGGGCTCAGTTAAGAATACGGTAGAAGAAATTTTGGGGGGTCTAAGAAGTGCCTGTACTTACGCTGGTGCAAGAAGTTTAAAGGCATTACCTAAGTGCACTACTTTTGTAAAAGTCAATAGACAATTGAATGAGGTATTTTCATGAAAAAACTATGGTATGATTGGAAAGAAATGCGAAGAGATGTGAATACTCTTTGTAGAGATATTGTTCTCGCCAAATTCGATCCCGATGTTATAATAGGAATTTCGAGGGGAGGACTTTTACCAGGCGTTATGATGAGTCATTGGATGAACAAACCATTTAAACCAATTAAAGCAGCATTAAGAGATTTTCCCGATTGGGAAGATTATTTACCAAGAAAAACAGATAAGCGTGTTTTAATTGTTGATGATGTTTGTGATTCTGGTAAAACATTTCATAAGATTAAAAATTATATTACAGGGCCAAGAAAAGGAGATCCAATGGAAGTCCAATGTGATGTTCGATTTGCGGTTTTGTGGTGGAATAATGAGTGTAATTTTGAACCTCATTATTATGCACAAGAATGTGCAAAGGATTCAGAAGATATCTGGATTCATTTTCCTTGGGAGCATTGGTGGAATACTCCTGTTTAACAATTTAACTCGGAAGGAGTTAGTATGAAAAAAATAATTGCCCTAGTGGCGATAGTTGCAATGTTTGCAGCTTTTAGTATAAGTGTAGTTGGTAAGAAATTACCTTCAGTTGGTTATGTTCTAGTGGGGCCACATACTGATGGTGGATGGTCAATGAGACATCATGATGGATTTCAATCATTGACAAAACATGGTTATAAAGTTAGTATGGTTGAAATGGTGCCTGAAGCAGAGTCAACAAAAATATTCAACAAACTTGCACGAAAACATGATATTGTATTT